TTACGGGCCTCCGCAATCAGTTCGTCGGTGTAATCCGCGAGCGCCTTGCGGGCGGCGGCGATCTCTTCCGCAGTGGGTTCCGCTCCGGCCGGCACGAATACGCCGAACTTCAGGAAGGAATTCGCCTTCGCCATATTCGGCCCGACACCGATGAGATCGTTGGCGACCATTCGGCCATCGTCTTCGTAGAAGGTGAACTCGCTCTCGTCCAGAATCTTGGCTTCGCGCCGGATGACCGGCATGGGCGCGCTCTTGGCGTAGCCCAGCTTCTCGCGGTCGTCCTTCGCATCGTATGGCGGGACGAAGCAGGTCAACGCGCCGCGCTCCAGTTGATGCGCCCATGGGCCGACGTTGCAAATCGAAAACGTCTCCGTCTCCATCAGCACGCGCAGCCGCGCCAGTAGCGGCGGCAGTTTCCGGCCAGGATCGTTCCGCCGTTTCCAATTCGTGAGACTCGCTTCGGCCACTGCCGCCGCGACTTCCGTTCCACCCAAAATCGCCATTAGATCGCTCCTGAAAGAATCGTGTTTCTGGTCTTAATGTCCCGCACGTCCGCCGTCCGCCGGTTGCGGATTGGCGCCGCCGCCGGGCGCTGCCGGTTCGGGATCGGCAGCCCAAGTTCGTTCGCGCTCAACATCGCGGGCAGCGTCTTGGTTCCCCGGCCGCCGCCATACCCCGCCATCGGGCGCGTTCCGAAGGCGCTGTAGGAATCCCGAATCTCCCGATAACAGGCGTCTTGGGTCGCCTTCTCTTCCTTTCGATACGCCGTTTCGTGCTGCCGGTGAAGATCCGCCGCCGAATGGCTCCGTCCACGCTCACACGCCGCGATGATATTGTCCAAGTTCTCTTCGCCAACCCCGATGTCAAACACCCACGCGAGGTTGTACTCTCCGCGCGTTGGGTACGGACCACTGTTGGCGAGCATGGTCCGGTCCCACACTTCGCGCGGCATGCCCGAGAATTCCAGAGCGCTATGCCAGCGCTCCAGAATCCACGGGAATGAGATTTCCGGGTAGGTCTTCACCCAGTGGTACTCCGCGCCGTCCGCCCATGGGCCGCCGCAGATGTTTCGCCGCGAGGATGCGAGCACGATCCGGTAGAGCGGTTCCCCGAACGGGTTCAGCCCATACTTCGCCATCGGATGCGGATAATGGCGAAGGTTGACTTTGGGGTCGTATTCTAACATTAGAATCAATGGCCCAGTATATATTTCACTGGGCTGAAACCCGAAATATAGCCGTTAAGACCTGGTTGGACCGATACCATCTGCCACATGATGACCATGTACATCAGGTAGGCGGTCGCCACGCTGCCATCCGACCCGTAGGCCGGGAAAACCACTTGCCCCTTCACGTCGTACAGGCTCAGGGGCTTGCTGGTGATCTGGAAGTAGTGCTCCAGGGGCAGGAAGTCCAGGTAGCCGGGCTTCGCGCGTTCGTTGATGATCGTCGGCATTCCGCCGATGGTGTCCGGGCGCCGTTTCTTCAGGAAGTCCGGGTTCTGGTCGCCCCGGATCATGTTGTACTCGTTGGTCTGAACCTGAATGGCGTTGTTCTCCCAAGCGGTGATGGCGTCCAGGTTGCCATGAAGCACCAGGTTGGCGCTCTCTTCGTTTTCCAGGCCCATGTGCTGCGCGATGAGGTTGCGCACGCCACGCACGACGGCGGGAGTCAGCGCGCCGGGCGCGTTGATGTTGGCGATGTTGAACAGGCCGGGGTAGGCCGATTTCTGGATGTTGCCGTAAAGTCCGGTGTTTCCCGCCATGTTCCAGGCGCGCAGTCCGAGGAAGCCTGAGTTGCTTACGCCGCTGGAGTTGCGCACCAGCACGAGCGTGCCAGCGCCGACGCCGACCGGCGGGGCAGCCGTCAGCACGACGGCCATGTTGATCGGGTCCAGCGAGAGAATCGTCCCAGTGCCGAGGTACGAGCCGCCCTGATCGAGGTAGTTCGTCCAGAAGTCCACGTCCTGATTCGACATGAACATGTTCGGGTTGCTCACCGTCAGCGTGCTGCCGCTGACGGAAACCACGGTGTCCAGGGTATTGGACCCATTCGTCTGCGTGAGCGCATCGAGGAAGCCCGCCATCGTCTGCATCTGCTGGGATTGCAGCAGGGCGGCGTAGTCCTCGACCGACTTTTCGTTGCTGTCGGTGGTCCACTCCGCCTGGGAAGTCCATTCGGACGCCTGAACGTAGGAGACGCACGAGACACTCATGTTGGACAACTGGGGGCCGGAGCCGCGCCCGAGCGCTGCGCCGTCGAAGTTACCGACGCTCACCTTGCCGCCCATCTGGACCTGCAAGGGGATCTTGGCCGGACGATTCGAGACCGGCTTGATTTTGGTATTGACCTTTATGTGCTTGTAAAGGCGGGAGTAAGACGCGATTAGTTGCTGGACCTTGGGATCGATATACTCCTTCTGCATACCGACCGCAGCGGCCACGTTGCCTACGGGCATAAATCACCTCAGAATTTGAAGTGTGCCCGATGGTCCTTCGCCCCGTGGGGCGGGCCGGACGGCGCCCTACCGTTGCATGGTCACCTGCTCAACACTCGCCAGACGTGCCGCTTTAAAGGGGGCTAGCTCCCTGAATGCCCAGTGAGTTACCTACAATTCGATTATACTCCACACGTCAATGACTTACCGCCACTGAACCCGGCTGCCGTCCTTCAGCACGGCCTGATTTTTCTTGATGCTGGCCGGGCCAGTATGGAACCAGTCAATCTGATCGGTCGCGGGCATCTTGCCGACGAACTTGTACCCGTTCACTGGCGTGGCGCCCTTCGCCACCGGCTTTACCACCGTCGCCGTCGGCTTCGCACCCGACGTTCCGGGCCGGACAACCTTTCCGACCGCGTATTGTACAGCCTCAGGCACGACGCGCCGGTCAATCGATGCCATGAGCCGCAGATAGGACGATTTCTGACCCGCTTTCAGGTAATCCTGGGCGGTCTGAGTCCAGTTGGGGAAATACTTGGTAGCCAGAACTTTCGAACGCGCCCGAAAGAACTCCTCGATCTCGGCCCGGTTGTCACCCGACAGCGTTTTCCCCGCCGTCAATCGCTTGAACTCGCCGACGGCGATGGTGGCGCGCCCAGTCGCCGCTTCCGATTCCCACTGCTGCGCGACATTCGTCGTTTCCGCGCCAGATGGTTTATCCTCGGCGGCCTTCGGCTTCGGCGGTTTGATCTCCGTACTGGCGAGCGTGCGGAACCCGCCCAGGTACGAGTTGATCTGCTGGAAATACTCCAGCGCCTTCGGATTGTCGCCCAGCACGTCGGCGAATCGTGCCATCAGGAGCGGGATCTCGTTTCGCTGTAGATCGGCGTAGATCACACGCCCGACGTGCGCGGCAAAAGTCTCCGGGCTGGCCTTGGCGAACTCCTCCATGATGAGCGGAGCGAGCGTGACGAAACTCTCCTGGCTGGCTTTCACCATATCGGCGACGAACGCCGGATCGGCATTGAGATACTGGCCGGACAGCGTGTCGAAAAGCTGTGCATCCTCGGCCTTTTGCTTCAGCCCATCGACGCCGCCAAGCTTCTCGACCTGCTCGCGCAGTTCGCGCACTTCGGTCAACCCGCGCGGGAACTCCCGGTCCAGTTCGGCCAGCCGGAAGAGGGACTTCCCGATCACCTTGGCCGCGCTGGAATTCTCAGCCTTGATCCTGTCGATGATATTGCGAATCGTCGGGTCCAAGCTCTTGCCGTCGGCGGTGAACAGGGACGTGACCGGCGTCTTGTCGAAACCAGGCTCGCCTTCCTTCGGCTCAGCTTCGACGACTTCCGTTTCTGGTTGTTCGCCTTCGACCGGCTCCGCTGCCGGTACTTCAAGTTCCTCTACGGGCTGTTCCAGAACGTCTTCCATGCTCTCTCCTATGCCGACGCTGGCGGTGGCACTGTGGCCGGTTTCCAGCTTTCCGTGCTCTTGGGCTTCGTCGCCGCGATCCGCGCATCCTCCGCCTGCTGCGCGGCCATGGCGGCCTGTTGAACGTACTGCATATGCTCCTGGTAGTGCAGCCTGATATTCGCGATGCCCTCGGTATTCCCGGAGGCGATCTGCCCTTGCACCCACGGCCAATCGGAGAGCTTTTCCTTGCACTCCTCGGCTTCCCACTCGTGGTAGTCTTCGGGCGAAGGCGGAATGCTGCTGTGCTGAACGGGGGGTAGGGGCGCCGCTGGCTGTGGCACGCCGTCCACACCTATGCCGACGCCCTCCGCACCCGGCTGGACGGGAGGAGGCACCGCCGCAACCGGACTCTGCTGAACCAAGGTCTCGATCTCAGCCGCTTGCTTGCGCCGCGAGCGCGCCTCGGGGATCACCAACTCCGGCACTCCCATCGTTTTCGAGAACAGATCCCAGTTGTCCGGGCTGCTGAAGATAGCCTCCGCCATCGCCGGATTTCTGGTCGCCATGTCCATGATCGTGCCCAAGGTGGCGCGCTTCTGCATGGTGCTCTCGGGGTATCCGCTGTCGGTGTCGGGATGCGCCAGGAAGTGCCCCTTGCCCAGCGCCTCGATATCCACCGTGACCGAACCCTTAGGGCCGGGGATGACGAATTTCCTCTGACCGTCGGGAACTTTCACCGCCAACAGTGCCGCTTGCCGGTAGACGCTCGCCATAAAGCGATCCATCGCGCCGCGAATCACCCCTAGTTGCCCGAGCGCCTGCTCGATGGCGGCGTGGTACCCGCTGGCGGTTTTCTGATCGACCATGCCCGCGCCCTGCACTGCGCTGGGAATCGCCAGGATGAATTGCAGCAGCGTCGTCGCCAAGTACTGCACGTGGGCGGAAAAGCTGGCTGGGATGTCCGGGTCCGGCTCGCGCCAGAAGTTGTCCGGCATCTTCATGTCCGCCGGGCCGGACATCTTCAGCGCGCGATAGCAGTACGGAGCCGCCGTCTGATCGTTGATGGCCGAGATATCGGCTTTGTCGCCGCGAATCCAAGTGGACGGCCAACCGAAGGCACCCGCTTCGTCGAAAGCGTTCATCCAGTCATTGAACCGGCGCTGAATGATGACCGCCGGGTCCATCACGGCCATTCGGCTCATGCCGTCGCCGGCATATGGAAAATCGACGGTGATCTCGTCGTCCAAGCACATGTCGCGCGAGCCAACGTATACGTCGCCAACGAACGTGACGTGGCATCCGTGCGGGAACAGTTCCAGCAGCGCGTCGCGCAGCGTCCAATCCTTCAGCGCGCCATTTTCGTCCACATCCTCCGCGTGCGCCGGATCGTAGAACGCCGAATCCAGTTCCTTCGAAGTGAACCAAGCCGACCGGAAGAACCCGTGCTTCCGCTCCAGGTAGCAATCGTAGGTGTCGGCGAACTGGAAAGCCGACATGCTGCCTTGCAGGATGCCCAGGCGCGCGATGCGCTCAAACTGGGTGTCCGACTCTCCGGTGTTGCCCTGCTCGTGGATCTTGTCCGCGAAGTATGGGTGCTCCTGCTTGCAGACGGCGATATGCGGGTCCTCGGTGTAGATGGCGTAGGGGCACTCGGCGAAGCTGGCGGCGATGATCGGAAGCTTCCATTCGAGCGTTCCCTTGACCGAGGTAGTCTGTACCGTCAGCGAGCCGCCGGTGGCGTCGGTTCCCCAGCGCTGCTCATCGGCCATGTTCCGCGTCCAGCCCACCGTGCGCCCGGAAAGCCCGAACATTCGAACGATGGCGGTCTGGAGGTCCTTCAGATCGTTTCGCCGGTCGTAGAGAATCCGGTTTCCCTCGGCGGCGTGCGCGGCCTGTTCGTCGATGTCGCTATCGCCGGAGTCCGGCTGGAAATCGATGCCACTCGGGTTCTCGGTCAACTTCGCAATGACGATTTGCAGCGCGCGGTGGAAGATGTTGTAGTCCGCGATGTAGTGGCCACACTGGATCTTTTCGTCACCGCTCTTGACGACGGCACCGGGAATCCCAATCACGAACATGCCGGTGCGTAGGTTCTCGTAGATGTGCTGAAGCCCGCGCTCGAAGAACCGATTGCGCCGGTCACGCATGACCTCCAGGAGCCGCTGGTACATCTCCTGCCGGCTGGCCTCGCGCAGCAGCGCCTTCAGGGCGACGATCAACTCTTCGGGCAGGTCCCGATTCTGCGGGCCATACGGCTGCGCCTGCTGGGCCTGATCCTCGGGGTTCTCCAACTGGGACACCGAGCCGTCGTTCTCCGCCGCATCGTCCGCGCCACCGAAGAGTTGGAGTGCGCTCGCCATCAGTTCCTCGATCCCAGTTCCTCGGCAACCTCTTGCAGCGCCAGGAACTCCCGGTGGTTCACGATGGCATCAACCATGCCAGCCAGTTCCAAGCAGCACATCTGCCCGTCTCCGATCTGAAACCACTTGTGGCAAAATGGACACATCGTTCCGTCCATCGTCCCATCCAGAATCGCTCGCAACTTGCGTTCTGCCTCCAGGACACTTTGGCGAGAGGTCATATGGTTTTCTTGAGAAACCGGCGTCCCAGGTTCCCGCGCGCCCGGATGCTCGGATCGCTCGAATGCGACTCGGCTTCCGCCTCCTGGAGCTTCGACCGTCCCGCGCGCCGCGCCGCCTCGGCGAGCGCTCCGGGGTGCTTCACCGCGCCCGCGATCCAGTTCTTTTTCTCAGCCATGGCGCTTCCTTTCCGCTGCGCGGCTCAGGCTCCCACCGGAGGAAGATGGAAGCCCGGCGCGCGGCGTCGCGGCAAAGTCGTGGAGTTGCCCATGAGACAAGGAGAGGAGTCCCCGGTTCCGCTTCAGCAACTTGCCGGGTTCGTGTTCCGCGATTGCCATCGCGACGGCCTGTTTTTTACTGACCGCTGGAATTTTGGGCCTCCAGTTTGGTCTCGGTCGCCTCGGTGGGCGGAGGATCGGGTAACGGGGTCGGTTCCGGCTCGCTCCCTGCCTGGGCCTCGGAAAGCATCCCAGGATAGTAATCCCCCCCACCCAAGTCATTGCGAGAAATCGGCTCGGAAACGTACTCCGCCCCGATGCTCGGTACCTGTGCGCCGTGCGGCAGTGTGACGAAACTCCCGTCGCTCAGACGAACGCGAGTTCCGCCGCTGTCGAAATCCACCACCTGAAGAATCGTTCGTGCCATGGAACCCTCCTACTGCAACGTCTCGATGCTGAGCGCCAGCAGTTGCTCACCAGCGGTCACGTTGGTCGTGCTCGTGTAGATCACGTACAGCGCGTCCTGCGAGAACAGACCCAGCGAGCCGATGGCCGCCGTCCCGGTGTCGATGGTCGAACCGAGCAAGGCACCGCCTGTTGACGCCACCGTATTCTCCCAGCCATTCGTCATGATCGAACCGACGGCAGTCGTTCCAACGGCGTTGATCGTCAACGTGCAACTGAAGCTCTCGTTTGCCGTGCCGGTGGCACCAGCCGCCGCTGGCACCAGCGCGCAGACGCTCACGGGCAGCCCCGCCGTATCGCCGCCCGCCCACCCGAGCGACAAGGTGATGTAGGGCAGCGTGGCCGTATTGAGCGTGGTCAGCGCCACTTTTCCGGTGACACGTAACGCGCGCCCGACGGAGTTCAGGAAGCCGGGCGGAAGTTGTGCCGTGCCCAGCACCGCGATCTGTCCAGCCGTCAGCGCTCCATAGGCCGGGAAGGGGCCGTAGTTCGCCTGGAACGGGAACGGCACCATGACCGGCTGATAGGCGAATGTGGTATGCCCCTGCGGCATCGGCCTATTCACATTGACGACAGGTGAAGAGGTCGGCTGCGGCAACAGCGCCGTGGTGGTCGCGTAGATGGCCGTGAAGGTGGCATTCGACCCGATGGCACAAGCCGCCACCGTGACGAGCTTATTGCTCAGCGTGCAGGCCGTGGAAGTGATGGGCAGCAGATAAGCACCGGCGTAGGTGGCTCCCGCGTAAGCGCGCCAGCCGACCGCCCCAGTAGATGCCGCCGGACTTACGAAGGTCACTGGCATGCTTACCGTCGCCGTGAAGTTGTACGTCGCGCTGCAAGGCCCTTCCCCGCCGAGCGCATCCACGTAGGTCACGCAGGCGTAGACGGCGCTCGCCGTCCAGGTTCCCGTTCCGGTCGTTGCCGAGTAGACCGTCGCACTCGTCAAGGTCGTCGGCACCGCCAACGACGACAGCGTGTTTGGTTCCATCGCCCAGAACTGGAACGGCGTGGCGCGCGTGTCTTCGATGGCGACCAGAGAAGTCGGATTCGCCACCGAAATCATGGCGGAAGTTCCGCCCGCCGCAGCCCATTTGGAATCAACGTTCACCAGCGCTCCGTATCCGCCCGTGCCTGCCGCGTAGTTGATGGCCTCCTGCAATCCGAACGTGCCGGACATCACGGCATCGCCGTTCCCATGCGCGTAAGTGAACGCCGCAGTGACCGAACATCCGCCGTAGCCGGAATCGTAGTTACACCCACTCACCGCAGTGGGCGTCACCGTCTCCGAATTTCCGCTGCTACCGACCAGCAGCGGAGTCGTGGTCGTGATCGGAAATAGCACCGTTCCATCCGCCGTCGTCACCCTCGACGTGGTCAGCGTGATGGTGTACGTCGAACTCGTCAGCGTCGAGCCGGTGACGATGCGCAGCGGGCCGGGCAGCACCCCCGGCGCCCCATATCCAAAGTCGATGGCCTCGTACCGGCCGGCGAAGTTGCTCCGGTTCTGGCCAAACAGAGTCGAGGCGAGGGCCAGTACAGCCAAGCCTGCAAATGCAATGCGTTTCATGCGTTTAGCTCCTTCGGGCCTTGGCCCTATTCCTCGAAAATCCCCTTGTGCGGCGGCCTTCGAGCACCGCCTTCTCCCTCGTGCTCCTCTTCGTCGAGGAACTGACCCATGTGCTCCTTCAGGGCCTCGATGTTCTCATGGTCGTGCGGACCCTCCGGCTCGCCGCCGTCAGTCGCCTGGTGGCTGGTATGCTCGCCCATTTCGTTCTGGTGGACGTGGAAGTGCTTCCCGGACTGCTCGTGGTGCGCCGCGACGTGAATCGCCAAGTGGCCGACGTGCGGATGCTCCATGCGATCACCTTCCTTCGTGATCGAGTGGAACGTCCCGTCGCCGTGGTCGTGAATCTGGAAATGCGGTTCGGCCTCTTCGTGCTCGCCGCCCATCTTCGGTTCCGGTGTCGGGGCGCCCTTGCGACCGGTCAGCCCATCGGTAAGTTTCTGTGCAATGCTCATGATTTCTCCTGTTGGGCGGCCACCGCCGCATTCTCGAATTCCGACCAATTCCGCGCCGTGCGCACCGGCGACTCCCGAGAGTGGATATTCACCGAAACGCGCTGCCGCAGTTCCTCGATCTCGCGTGACAACTTCACCACATCGTCGGTCGCGACGTCGAACTGTCTGATGAGAGATGCGATCCTGTTGGATGCGTTCGAATTGTACCCTTCCAGGGCCGCAACTCGCGCTACCAGCGCCCGATTCAGTTCCACCAGCGCGTCAATTCGCCGTTCAACCGCCCCAATCAGCAACCAGCCCCGCAGCATCTTGCCAAACCGCGTCATCAACCAGATACTACCCCTCAATTTCTGCATTTGCAAGGACTTCATCCGCGTGGTGTCCTGGAGATGTAATTCCCCCGCTCATTCTCCGCATCCCAGGCCAACATCGTCATCGCCCGTTCCTGCGGGTCCTGATGCCGCTCGAATACCTCTTGCCGCTCCACTTCCAGCGGCTTATCCGCCACGCCAAGGTACGTCTTCAGGCCGTAGCGGGCACAGTCGGCGACATCGTCGCTAACCTGTCCGTCCATCTTTTTCACATCCTGCGGGTTCTTCGGATTGCAGATCAGCATCGGAAATGCCGAGACCACCTCCGGGCACTCCGCAGAGATCAGCAGGCACGGCGGTTCCTCCGTCACATCCGTGTACCAGCCCTCCGCCGCCCGCAGCTTCCGCGTAGACCGGAACGCATTGTACAGCAGCCTCCAGCCGCCCATCCGGTCAATGTCCGCGCGATTCAACCTCGGCAGTCCGCCGGCCAGGAACACCGGGTCCATCTGCTCGGCAATCGTGTTCGACGAGCCGCGCTTATCGAACGCATCGTGCCCGATCCAGTGGTATCGCATCTCCCGCCGCTCATCCTCCGGCGTCATCGCAACCACCGCCCGCGCCAGATCCGGCTCCGTAGTGTCGTTGCACACCAACTGCCGGTAGATCAGCACCACCCGCAGCGTTCCGCGAATCTCCACCCCGAGGTACTCCCGCGCTTCCGACGGCGACAACAACCCCGACGTCCACCACAGCGTGCAGGCGTAGTGCGAGAACCCCCAATCCGTCGAGAGCCATCGCTTCCACCACGGCCGCATCATCGCCCGGACCTTCTCCGGCGAGATCACCAGCGATTTCTCTTCCCACACGTCCGCGTAGTACTGCCCCTCGAATCGGTCAAACGAACCATACAACTGCCCCAGCCGCTCAGACTCCGGCAATGCCCACAAGTTCTGACCATACGAAGTCGAGGTGATGAATAACTGGAATCGATCATCATCTGACATCGAGCAGAATGCTTCCGGTTGCACTCCCAGCGGCTTGAACCACTCGTAATTGTCCCAGCCAACCGCCTTCAGAAACTCGTAATCCCCGGCCCGCTCATTATCCTGGTACTCTCGCGTGTGGAAGATCCGCCGCAGATACGCCGTACCCACGCCGCCAGGGTTGAACGTGAGCACCTGCTTTGCCAGGCCGGGCGCCGCCGCCGGGTTGCGCACGCCGGTACGCATCGCCCGAATCTCGCGCTCGGTGAACTGCTCCGCCTGGTCGATGAACTCCCACGTCGGCTCCGGCCCGCGCGATAGCTGAATTACATCTGCCTCGGTATCCGCGTACCGGAATGCCAATCGCCGCCCATCCTGAAACTTGTACTCGTTGTGCTGCGCGCTCCAGTACTGCGCCAGCGATGGAAACTCGATCTGGAGTTTCACGATGTGCCCGTCGTACAAGTCTTTGCTCGTGCGCTGGATGATGTACGCCGTGGTTTGTGCGTGCTGCCATAGCAACCAGATCGCCGCCCGGCGAATGAAGCCGGATTTCGCGCCGCCGCGCGCGCCGCCGTAGCCCAGCACGGTCGGGACGGACAAACCAGTGGCCTCGCACATGCGCACCATCTGCGCTTGCTTGGGCTGGAGGATGATCGGCGGGAGCGGCGGGAGGTTGGCGGGCAGCCGGCCGGCCACTACTGCGGCGCCTCAATCGCCTTGAGAGGCACAAGCTGCCCATCCACCAGGCGCGTGCTACGTAGATCCATGATCACCAGCGTGTTGTTGACGCGCTGCTCTGCTGGATCGCCGCCGCCGCCATCCGGCTGCTGGTACGCCCCGATCATGCGCGTGAGTTGGTCGAGTGCACGCAGCTTATCGTGCGCCGAGATCTTGTACCGCCTCCGCGCACCAGGCGTGCACTCGATGTGCATCGCCGCGCGAACATCCTCCGGTATCCGATCTGGAGGCAACAGCTTGCCGTGCGAATCGAACAACTTTCCCAGGTCGAAGAACGCCACCTTAGCCAACTCGCCGATGATCCGCTCCGCGCTCACCTGGGCCTTGGCGATGGCCGGCGCACGCAATTCTGCGATTCGCGCTACGATGCGTGGCGACTTCAGCAAGCGATTCGCTGGGGCATATCCCTGGAACGATTTGGCGGCGGAGTAACCAGCCTGGATGTATGCCACATTATTGGTGAGGCCCGCGCAAATTGCTTGGCAGAAAGCCTCCTGCCGCATACTGAGCGGAGGAAGCACGTAGTGTTTCGGGCGCGCCATGTTATCGGCTCAGCTACTTGGCGCGCGCTATCACCGTGAGCGCTCCGCCGGCCGATTGGCTCGACAGATACGCGCGGTAATACGCCCAGGCGCCCGTATCGGTGTACGTCGCCGGCGAGGTGGTGAGCGTGGCGAGGGTGCTCGCCGCCGCCCAGCCAGCCGACGTATCCGCCATAGCTCCCTGAATCAGCAGCGATGCGGTCGGCGCGGTCGCCCAACTCGCAAGGAATGTGATCGCCGGAGACTCGCCACCCGCCACGCCAGGAGCAATCGCCAGCGATGCCTGAGGCGCAGTGGGCGATTCCGCGCTGAACAGCGCCATCGTATCGCCGCTGCCCAGCACCGTGGCACTCACGCCCGTGCCGGTTCCAGTGATCGGCATCGTACCGTAATTCGGCATAACTCCTTACCTCACTATGAGATCCGCGAGCAATACAACAGCCAACCAAGCCAGCGCGCACCAGCAGCAGGCCGCGCAGAATCTCCCCGCACCGCAATCATGCTCCACAGATACAGCATAGGCGCAGTAGCCACGCGCGTCAAGGAGAGGATGTTTCACGTGAAACATCCTCACGTGTCACTCAGCGAGGAAGTACGAGGAAACGCGAGGAAGTACGAGGAAGTACGAGGAAGTACGAGGAAACGCGAGGAAACGCGAGGAAACGCGAGGAAAATTCGCTTCTTAGGTCAGATGATGTACTTTTTCTTCACAGGTGTGCCGAAAGCGCACAGTGTGTCAGAAATACCACAGTGTGTCAGAAATACCACATTTGACAGTGAGGGTTATAATGGAGCGAGAAGCCCGGAGGGACTCGCGACTACGCGCCGTAGGCGCTGGCTGCTGAGGGATGGAGCGAGAGGCAGGCGGCGCTGTTTTTTTTTTGCGGCGGGCTGATTTTTTTTTTGCGGGGGGAAATCCAGAGAATTGGGAGCAATCCCGGTAATTCGCAGATAATAATACAGATGCGCGCGCGAATTAACTAAATGTAGGAGGGAGGATACCCACATAATTGATACCGAAACCGCTTGATTATTGTTTCACAAACTGCGATACTGAGGATGCCAAAGGAGATTGAGATGGCAAAAGCAAAGCAGTCCGAGCACGAACGCATCATGGCCGAGCACGAACGCATCATGGCCGAGTACCAGCGCGTCACGGCTCCGGCGCGGGCCGAGTACGAGCGCATCATGGTTCAGGCGCGTCAAGCGCGGCG